GATCGACGGCTCCCTCCGAGTCGTCTACCGCATTTCGAGTCGCTTCATCCGTTTTGTACTGGAGATTTTCATTGCGTAAATTATCCATCTCCCGTTCCCGGAGCCATGCTTGAAACTCACTGATCAAACTGGGAATCGAACCGATGAACTTCAACAGACTCCACACGGCTCCAAGTGCTTTCATAGACTTGGTCCACTAGGCATTTCTACAGGACCAGGGACCGAAGGTCTCTTCGCTTTCCCATTCTTTCGCTGGCTCTTCGTTTTGATGTTCAACCCGTTCTTCTTCGCATCGCGCCACGATTGGCTCGACATCGAACCGGATACGGCACAGATATAAATGTATATGCCCTGCATCCATGTATCCGGCTGGACACCGATCGTTGCGACCAAACCGATAACCAAACCGATGATGGTTGGTAGCAAATAGTTGAGCTTCTGATTATCCGCGATAAAGACTCGGACAACCTGGGTTAGTTTAGGAGTTAAGACGTGCATCACGCCAAGAGCCATAATCATCATTGTATCAGTACTTGCTCCAAGAGCATTGGCGACTGTTGTCTCGTCCATGACGACCTCCATTTATCGTTTATCGATATGCGTATAGCCAACCGAGTTCATTAGGATCGCTCGTGTGGCCGTAGTAAGAACACCGGATGGCTCCAGATTGTTCTCGGCTTGAAACGTGATTAGAGCGGCTTTCGACTGTGGTCCCCACAACCCGTCGATCGCAGCCTTATAGTGTCCTAATTTCTGGAGCCCTTCCTGAATGAAGCGGACCTGATCTGAATTTGGCTTCGCTTCCTGGCGACTAATCGCATTGATGATCCGTTCCAAGGTATAGCCGGGACACGCTGGTTTTCCGAAGTGATAATGCCCGTATAGCGCATCTTTCGACCAGCTCATCGTATCCCTCAGCAGTTTCCAGAGATAGAGGCCAGATTCGATCTGCTCGATCGTTGGTTCCCCGACGTTCGGATCATTTACGTCCCGAGCCCAGAACCGCCCTTCGAACATGCAGGAGACAAACTCTGCGTTCTCATCACCTGGACGCTGCTTCGTTCCCTGGGACCAAGGCTTGTCTTCCAGATTATTGCAGAGGAGAATTTCACCGCTGCGTCTAATGGCAAAGGTATAAGCAATTCCGGGAAGACCATCCTGGCTCATATGATTTGGACCAATATGGTAACGAGCCACATCCTCTACCGATCCCCAACTCAAGGCTTGATGCCAAACCATGCCCTTCAACAGTTTCGGATCACGAGTCTTCCACTCTCCTGGTCCCCGAGGAAGAAGAGCTCTGGCATCAGTAATTCGGCTGTGGTTCAGAATGTAGTCGTTCGTTAAGCTCATTGATTTTTCCCGGTTCGATCATTATGTGGCCGCAGGGGATGTCATCTTTCCACGCAAATAAGTAGAGATGGAGATCGTGGTCCAACAGCATTCGTGGCACTGGCAAAACGGACTCGCCATCGATAAATGGAGTCCCTCCAGCTGCCAATTCGGTCCAGTCCGATCCGCAAACCTTTACGAACAGGACTTGAGAAACGCAGCAAGGATTGTTTTCAACGTCCACGATCCGTAGATAAACATCGATTCCATCCTTTGTCAACTCGACGCGGTCCTGAACAACAGAAAAAGGCTCTCCGGCCCGAAACGGATGCCAATGTCCGTCCCGATAATAGGCCAAGTAGAGATGCTCCAGAATCGTTTCTGATCGTAGCTCTTCGTGCCTAGCTGATTGATCTACGATCCAGAAAAGATAGTCTTTCATCTCGGGTAACGAGTAGGCAATCGTCTTTTCGTCTTCAGCCACGGGCAGTTCGATTCCAGGAGGGATCAAAGTCAGACTCTCCACCACCTCAACGCCGAACCGACGATTCGTTCGAATACCGCAGATTTTCATCAGGTCTCCGTTTCACCACTTGGGAAATCACCCAAAGCCACGAATAAACCGGATTGTCCTCCACGACGACCCGCATAGTCCGGATACCAGTTAATGACACCATCCAGAATCGCTAAAGGACTACTAAACGGGTTTCCTCCATCTCCGATATGCGCCGCATATTGTAGCGCAAAGTTCGAAACGGGGTACAAACCTCCGGTAGGAGAACTTCCAACATAGGTTCCACCCGCATCTTCATGGTTGCAGGAACGAGGAGGATAGACCCCATAGTTACGTGTGGTCGGAGAAATGTAGCGGAAATCGAATGGGTCAATCAGCTGAATGGCATGACGCGCAAACGTGTCATTGTCAGCAACAGCGCCCTTATCCGTAGCCAATCCAGTTGGCGGTCCCAGTGTCATCGCACTCACATTCCATTGATTATCCAAATCGCTTCCGACAATGGCTGCCCCAGTTTGTTTGCAAGCAAAGGCTACGCGACAAACCATAAATCCGCGTCGAAAATCGTTACGCAGAATATTCACAGGCTGAGCAATTGAAAACATAAATGATTTTCGATGTGAGACCCGAGTAGGATACTCGGCTTCCGAAACTAGGTCCATCGGCAACTCGACATGGAACATGGCTTCATCCATGAAGAAGACGCGCATAAGCAAACTTGGATTCACACTCTGAACCCGATATTGAACAATAACTTGTGTATCCGTAATTGGAGCGTTTCGGCTAAGCACTTTGTCCAAGTGGGAAGGAAAGTAACGTGGCTTTTCCGAACGGACCACATAAACCACGTTTCCTCCTGGCGGAGAGTCGGGTCCGGAGAATTCAAAAGGAGTTGTTATATCTCCAGAATCCGGATCGATTTTTCCAGCTACGACAGAGTTCCCAGCTGGAATCGTAGAACTGGCAACAAGATTTCCACTCGAATCGAAGTGAGCCCATTCGATACCACCTGAGAAACTAAATCCGGGTGGAGTAATAGAAACTCCTGCTACGACACGGCTATACGATGATCCCTCACTGCCGATAAGTAAGCGTCGATGCGTAGACGTGATTTCTCCATAAGACGCTCCAGTAGGATAGCTGAACTCCGAACCTGTCAATTCCAATTTGATCGGAAATTCACGACTGCTTCCTAGCTCTGTTCCACCGAATCGAGATGCTCCAGCCCCTTCACCCCAGTAGAAATCGGTCCTATATGGATACAAATGAAACGTATCTGCCTCATCTCCGATATGGCCCAGACTTGGACCTAGGATTCCCTTTCGTTCTCGGAGCAATAAGCTGTGCCAACGAACTCCTGGCATATTAGCTCCGGAATAACGTCCATAGCTTCCGACTCCATTTATACGGCTGTCCAAGGTCCGTAAACTTTTAGCAGAGGTCGTTCCTGCAACACTTGATTCATATGATCCCGCATTTGTCTTATAGCTGGCGGGAGATACGGTCAACATACCACGGTTGCCCTTATAGAACGAAGCTGCTTGCTGCGTATAGTATTCTGTGTCCTCAGTGAATACCTGACCATACAAGTCGTTAATAACAATATCGATAGCGACGATGTTCTCGTTTCCCGAATCAATCGAGATATTTTCGTTTGACGCAGCATCAGGATTATATGCTGGTCCTCTTACCGGCAAACGTCGTACAGCCGTTTTATCCGTTACCTGGGAGATCACAGCTCCTGCTGCTACCTGATCTACATACGCCTTAGAGACAATCTCTCCAGCATCCTGAAAATAGGAAGATGGACTCGCAATAGGTCCGCCCAAACCTGTATAACCGAATCGAAGATGGATGTCATTTCCGGCCAGATTTAGATACCAGCTATTTGCTGTCACCTCATAAGCATCGGCCCAACTCGTATATTCGGTTCCGCTCGCCTTGAGCCATTGAATAGTTTGCCCCCGCAAATCATCCAAGGACTGTTTCGTAGCCACGTAATGAGGAGGATCGGTATCATCCGGGGTGCGAACACCGGCAATCGTTCCTTCCGGAATGTCCCCATTCGTCGAATAGGTCATCCAAAGAAGTCGAGGATCGCCACCACCAGCTCCGTATGGAGTACGAACCAATGTGTCCACATCAATCTGGCTGAGATAGAGACGATCCTTCTCTGCTACCAGAATAACTTTGATTTCGTTCGCCAGGGGGACACTACCAGCACCACCCCCGCCACCATCCCAGTCCGGAATCGAAGGAACATCTAATGTGATTCCAGAAAAGAGGGTCAAAGAAATGTTCTGGGCAGCCCTGGTATAGTCGATCGTACCGTTCAACGAAATGACCCAGGAGCCTTGCTGGACCCAGTTACCAGCTCCATCGTCTAAGGCGATAAGCGAGGTCTGACCAGCTCCATCGTCAGCCCATAGTTGTAGTGTTCCAGGAATAGCAGCTCTTGTATCGTTCAAGGCGTGATGCGAAGTCTTGCCCTCAAAACGGAGTCGGGAACACGCATAATCGGCTCCACCACCTTTTGTAATAACCGTATCCGTTCCGCCCATTGCTCCGTTGATAAGCGTTGTCTGACCACGTCCGATATAGGGGATGTACCCTGACCCAAATGCAAAGTCTTCCACGACTCTATCTAAGGTTGCTCCGGCATATTTCCAAGACCCTGATTCCACATCCCAGTATTCATAGCGATACCGAGGAGAAGCTCCGAGCGGATCAATAACTCCGGAAATAAGTGGTGGTCCACCCTCACTATTGATCCAGAACTTTGAGTTCTCAGTGATCAACGAGACTTGAGCTGCCAGATAAACCCCATCTACCATGTTGATGCTGTAATTCGTTCCGGCTCCAAAGGTCAGCCAGTATCCCGGCATAGCCAAAACATCGGTAGCGTCCAGTAGCTCACCACCATCAGCCGCTTCTGATGGAATCGTGTTTCGGCTCAGCTGCATCCAACCCTTGCTCACATGGATACTTCCAGATGCCAATTTGAGACGCAGCTGATCCTTATTAGCCGATACCTCGTTTCCCAAGATAATAGGAATTTCGGAACGCTCAAAACTAGATTGATACGCTGGTTCTGAGGATTGCTCTTTCCGGATAAAATTGTTACGGACCCACTCTTGCAGGGAAAGCGTGTTGGCAATGATTCCGTCCTGGTCCGATCCTTCATCAAGAATGATCGAATTGTAATCGTAGAGTGAGGGCAAAATATTCTGACCCGCAATTTGCTTCTTATACTCCGCAACTTTGACAAATTCGTCACCGCTCACACGATACCAGTAGATGCGGATCATCGTATTGTCGGAATCAGTCTGATCGGCTCCGGCCGAAACGTCCCGAAACAGTTCGAGGAGCAGCGCCTGATTTTGTAACTTATCAGTAGCAACTATTCCATTGGCCGAAGATGCATTCTGAGGAATGGTCAGCGCATCTCCCTTCAGGTCATAGTTACGATACGACATATCGTCGCAATTCACACCGATACGTAATAGCTGATAGTCATATCCTCCATACGTGTCTTTGAAGGATTGAACGATTACTCGGCCAGCCAACAAACCAAGGAGATAAAGCGAAGCTGTTGTTGCCGTATCCAGTTGTTGAATCGTCTTGTGCAATCCGTCATTGGATGTTCCGTGACTGAGAATATGCTCAAACTCATACGATTCCAATAGATCGTCAAAATTATCGGAGAGGTCTTTGAGCGGAGTAAACTCGTAACCCACATCGTCATGCAGCTTGTCCCAATCAGCCGATGCAAATCCTTTGAGGTCCGCGATGACATCCGTGATTGCCACGTCCCCAGCTGCCACGCCGCGCACCGCCGAAATCAAATAGTCTTCAGCCAGCTCACCGAAGGTCCGAGAGATACCAAAGTAGACCACGCTGGTTCCCGTAGTCGATCCGGCAACAGACGAGGAGAGTAGCAGAAATACAGGAGATGCGACAAACCGAGTTCCACTAATCCCATCGATCTTGGAATCCCCACTTCCAACATAATCGACAGACAACGTAGCCGGATCAGTCGAAAATTGAAGAGGAGTAACCGTCCCGAATGATGTTACCGATCCACCACCGCTTACCACATCAGGCTGTTGACTGATCGTGTAACCGTTCTTCGCTGTAAAATTTGTTCCGTTGTAAACGGCTGCAACAACACCAGCATCATCCACTAGGACGATTGCCCCAGCCGCATCTTCAGCTGACGCACTGAGCGTTACTGACCAACTTGTCGGAGCTGATCCAACGCCTGTAACCGCATCCGAATTGCTACCCCAAACTTCATCAACCGTGATGTTACCGCTGGCCCCATCATCGAGCGGGGTCAACCCGTCGGCTTCTGTCAACGTAAAAGCAGTCGGCTTGTAGACATAGATGTCCTCAGCAACGAGAGCTCCGTCACGGAGATAAATATAGTCGTCCCCCGTCGTCAGTGTATCGACGGCCAAACTTCGAGGAGCCGCGATCTGATTGTTGATGATCTCGTTGATCTTCTCCAGAAGTTCTTTGAAATCCTTCGGGAGAGACGGGAGCTCAGGAATAGCCATGTGTGTACTCCTATCAGTTCACTACCAACACCCAGTCGAAACTGTCCGTGTTGTTTGAGCCAGTATTATACACCTCAAACTGGGTCGCTGTCTTCCCCACGATCCAGATTTCTCCAATCGTTCCGGCCCCGGTCGGCGGCTTCGTTGCCGTCGCTCCCGTTGTCGGGGTGATCGTCACTTGATAATCGATTCCGCCCATATCAGGAATTGCAATCACTTCAGAACTGCCTGATCCGGCAAACGTACCTACTCCCCTCTGAATAAGAGCTGCACCACCAAACTGGTTTCCCGATCCGCCATCTACTGGAGCCGCACCCACGTTTCGCAGCACCACGTTATCCGTTGAACCAGCAATGGCTGTGATGTCTCCGTAGACCACGGCAACCGTATTCTCCGACGCCGTTGCAGCAAAGATTACATCTCCTGCTATTGATCCGATCCAGTCCTGTTCACCATTCAAAGTAATGGAGAATCCGGAATCGACTTGAATATGATTGATCGTAGAACGATGATTACTCTTTCCAAAGGTTCCGTTGCAACCTAGAAGAGAAAGCAGTTGAATCACATTGCCTTCACCCTTTGAAACCATTGCATCATTGATGTCGCTCAGAGTTGTGCCCACTAGAACCGACCCCAATACACAATCATAGTTGTGGCCTAGAACCAGAGTTCCTACGGAAATTGATGGCGCTTCCGTACCTACGCTATAACTCAGGTCCAATGTTCCGGAGACTGAGATTCCTGAAAGACCAATTCCATTTGTATAGAATGCAATACTATGAGTCGTTGTGGCCGGATCAAGAGTTCCTATATCCGCAGTTAGATAGTCAAAATAGACTCTCCACGGCGATCCGGCTGGATCAACATATCCTGCAAACAACCCGTAGGTAGTTATGGCCCCGTCGGTCAGAGAAACCATGTCTCCATAAGCAAAGCGAAGCTCAGCTAACGTATTTCCAGACTGGTAGGCAGGAGCAATTTCGATTTCGTAGCGAGTGTAGGCTCCAATCGCTTGTGGTGGTCCCAGAACGCTATATGTACTACCACCCGAATTGATGAACCCTCGTCCACCAGCTTTGACCCCAATTGTGGGAGCTCCGGCAGTGATGCGAGCCCATGCTTTGTCCCCTACCAGTTCGACTCTGGAAGGGACAAGAATATCATCTTCGCAAGTAAACTCCCCCTCGATTCTAACTCTTCGAGGAACCGGATTCTCCTCGTCTTGGATCGTATCAAAGATCAAGTCGAAGACTTGTCGCAGACCTGGAGTGCCGACAAATGGCGAGCCGGATTCAAACATGATTCCGTCGCTCACACGCAGCTCCAGGGGAACACTGCGCTTCTCCGCGCTATGGAAACTCTCGATCTGACCACCGTTTACGACTCTGACATAACCCAGATACGTCGCGTTATGAGAAACCGCATCTGTCGGCTTTTCATAAAGACCATTATCGGTTAAAGCGGAAATTGCTGAATTGATCTGAGCATAGGTCGGTAGACTGGCAGGGACTCCACCACCTACAGCCACAACGGTTCCCGAAACCTTGATAAGATCATAATCCGTTTGTTGGTCGGCTCTGGGCTTGGACCGGCTCAGAAGATAGATCGCATCGAGCCTCACATTCCCACCACCGGGATCAGCAGCAGTAAATTCGGAGCTATCAGCATCCGTCGTAATCACGATCTGGTCCTGAGTAATCAGTGTTCCCGGACCCACTTTGACTTTATTGATGCCGGTTCCGACCAATAGTTCGAAACCATCGTAGACTCCGGGTTTCATCAAACCGCTGAGAGGCGCACCCGGAAAATTGTAATCCTCCTCGACACGGACCTTCGGAGCATTATCGATGATAACTCCGGTCGTACCATACCCACCACTGATCGATGTGACGCCGTTCGGGACATAGATTTCGGCCAGGATGATCTCGTTCAGGCTCAGAGCACCGTAGTCAGGAACCGGATCAGCTGCCGGAGTTCCTTCATGAAAATTGAAGTTCACACTCGGATTCGGTTGGTTCGTTTTGACATACTGATATGATGCCGTAATCAAATCGATCCGAGGGTTTCCAGAGACATTTTCCGAACCGACAACAGCACTGATTACGTCTTCATTCTCAATGTAAGTGACAAAATCCTTGGTTTCAAGGATGCTTAGCTCATCGGCTTCGCTATCGATCGGAGGAATATCGTCGTGTGGCTCTCGCATAATATCTAGAGACATACCTCCTAGTGTCCCCGGAACTATACGAAATCCCCAATAGACACCAGGATTACGCAGACGGCGATCCCGATCATTGAGATTGATCGTCGCATCCGCAATTTTGAAATCGAAGAATCTGCGCTGAGCCATTGTGCTCTCCTATTAAACGTATTCGATCGTCACGTTAAACGGTTTGATCTGGTTCAAACGATCGATGATAAACTCTACGATAGGATCATAGGACGGAACTTCTTCCAAATCGATGATCCGTCGTAACCGAATCTGAAACAAGACCTCGAAGAAGCCACCAAACGTATCGAAGATTCCGCCACTATCAAATGGTATGGGAGTAGCCGTATCCCAGCTATCGAAGGTTTGCCGACCCACAATGATCCGTGTGCTGGCCGCAGCAAATTCGAACCCGAAGAATTTGATGAGCAGCTCCATTGCGGATAGCGTACCCTTCTTCTGATTGATGAGAGGACGTAACTGCATATAAATTCTCTGCCGATCCAAGGGCCAGTTCGGATCGAGATCGGCAATGCCGAAGTGCATTGCCAAACTGGTTAGCCAGCGAGGATCGCACAGTTCCGGATCGAGATGGTTCTGAAAGAAGTTTCGATAATCGACAGCTCTATCGATGAGCAGACCAAACATCCGCAGCAATCTTTCCAGCTGCTTCTTCGAATAGGGCACGTTTCTATGAACCAGTTCTCCATCATCCAACGCGGTCAAATTAAGAAATTTCGGAGTATGGTCTCGAAATCGCATACTGTCGGAAATGTAGTCGTACAGATTGTCCCGGAACGAAAACTCTCCCTCCACATATTCTCTGCCTGAAAACGCCTGAGTCTTATGGTAGAGCCAGAAAGAATAATTCACGTTTGACGATGCGGATTGGGCTTGCCAAAGTTGAACCAAGCCATCGGCCGTCACCGATTGATACAGATAAACTAGAGACGCTACACGATAGAACAGACCTGAGATTGGCTCGGTCAAATAGGTTCGGAGCAGCGCACCAGGATTCTCATACGGATCATTGTTCGCTGCTGGAAACTCCAAGATTTGAGTCTTGGCATAGCCTTGAGTATCCTCCCAAAATGAAACACCGACTCGATAAACCGTGCCGGTCCAGACCGAAGCGATAGCTGTGAAATGACCGATCGCATATTCGACAGTAAGTATACCCGGATTCTTCGTTGTAAAATCGGGTGGTTCCTCATCCAATGCAAATTGTAAATTGCTGATCGTCGCATTCGTATAGGTGATAACGCCACCATAAATGGGCCAGCCGTTGCGCCCAATAAATCCGCCTAAACCATCATCGATAGCTACGACCTGATTATCCAAGGTTCGACGAAGAACGACGGTCCCCGGTAAAATCGTAGAATTATCCAAAACCTGATTATAGCCGATTAAATTATCGCCACCTACGTTCTGATCCGGATTGAGCACGGTCTCAAATGGAAAATCGGAATCGTCATAGTATTCACCATCCGCAAAGCTTAATCGATAAACTCTGTTCCGCAAACCATCGAGCAACAAGTAATTGAGGGCTCCGCTGCCAAATGTCGGATACACATAATCGACGGCTAAAGCTCCGGGATCAACCGTAAACTTCAAATTGGAAATAACGGTTTGAGCATACGTGATCGTACCGGAAGAAACGACCCACGGTCCTATACCCGTAAATCCACCCGATCCGTTATCAACGGCAATGATCGTATCGCCCGTTGTTTCCCGGATATAAACCAAAGTAGGAACAGCTGAATCCGATGTAATTCCTTTGGAATAACCGATTCCATTATTTCCAAGCAGTCCCGCCGTCTTGTAAACTCCCCACTCAATAGCTGAGTCCACAATGTTAAAGTCGCGGAACTTACTGCCCGGCGGATAGGGCGGATCAGGATATATCTGAAGTCCGAGCTGAATTCGCAAATCATACGAACTGATAATATCCCCTGCACCCGGATCATCAGTAGGGATCGATAGATTATTCGGATATGAGAAATGGATCAGTTGAAATCGCTTCGTCGTAATAATGGCTCTACCTGGATCGCTTCCTATACGTCCGCACCAAGCAATTGAAGAGATCGCATCCCCCGCTGCCAGGATTCCACCCAGTTCCATCCGATACTCGACGAACCCCGTGTCCATCCTCCAGAATAGAATCGAACTGGTTCCGTCCGAATCGATAACGGCGATCGCCAGCAAACCATCATAGGTTCCTGTCAGTGGTCCTCGATAGACACGAGCCACACCAACTACAGTTCCCGGATAACTTGGGGAAAACGCGAAATGATCCGTTATCGGAAATCCACCTGCTAAGTGACCATCGATTTCCCGATAGCGTTCCTTGGACAATTGTGCGTCCCGCCACTGAATAATCATCGTGTAGTAATAAAGACGATCCGGATCGATTCCAATATCCGCGAAATTTCCGGAAAGACTCGTAGGAAAACCGGATAAAACAATGTTGCCCTCGGCCGCAGTGCGAGGCCATACCGTCTCGGATCGCACGATCTGAAACGATTGAATCAGCGGAAATAGACTCTCATTAAATTCCCAGGTCAAAACGATCTGTGGAGTTTCCAGAGCCGTTCTAGACTCGAAACTGTTTAGAAATCGTCGGATCATTCGAACGGATTTCCTTCACCTGGATAGAAGACATCTACTTGGACCTGTCCAAGATTTGAGATCACCGGAACTTCTCCATCCCCGATCTGGATATTTCCCGAATACTTACTGGTGGAGAATGTCCAGGTCGTAGCGGCTGGAAGTGTATCGGTCGGCGTTCCCAACGTAAAAGTGATCTCACCTTCAGCCGTCGTATACTCTTCTCCCACTGTCCCAGGACTTCCCGTTACCGACCCATTCTTGGCAACGGCAAAGGTGGTTGCCGTCAACTGGGAAACGACCCAGGAAGCGTAATCAGCAGCTGCATTGACCTCCACGTCTCCTTGGATCGAAGGAGCGTCAGGATCGCTCTGGACCACTCTGGGGCGACGTGTCAGCTCCGTAAAGTTGACGGCTTGCACCAACTGCCCATTATCGATGTCCAAGATCAGCTTGCTCAGCTCACTAACCGTAAATGCTTTGCCGATCTCAATGTTGCGATAGTCCAGGGCATTCAGGATTTCATCAATCACCTTTTGTCGAACCGTGGCTCGCGGGATGTCAGTTGTTCTAGTGTAGACCCGAGCCGAAATCAGCAATTCGGCTTCTTCCGTCGTGTTCACATTGACTTGACTACCAATCATGGCGATCTCAGCCAATCCTGTTTGAACCGCATCGATTAGGGTCTGAGAAGCTCTGCCCCCACCATCCGGCACGATATAGAGTGAGTAGATCGATCCGATAATTGTTGCGATCGCTGCATCGAATACTCCTGGGACGCTCACAGCATAGGCCAGATAATCGGCTTCGTTGACCGCACGATAAAAGGTCTGAGCGATCCAAGGGGCTTGCTCGCGGATCGTCTCCACATCGGGTCCATCTGATCCGCCGCCAGCTCCTTCCGGATTATTGACCGTGAAAGAGCCGCTGATCGGCCCGACAATTTTCGTAATCGAATTTCTGGGGACATTTCCGGTCCCTCCCGAAGAGCGGATATAGCTCACCGTGATTAGGCTTCCCGCCGGAGGAGCCATGCCAAATTCGTTATTACCGAATCGAATCTGCGTAATTGTCGGGTCTTCCGAGTCAGGAATGCAGATGAAATGCGTATCGTCCGCCGTGCTCTCGAACAACGTTAATGGCTGCCGGGTCCAAGGAACACCGCCTACTTGGACTTCAACAAATCTGTACGGAGCCAAGGTCTGTGAAAGCGAATAGGTTTGATTCAAATCCCCGCTGGCCGATTCCGTAACAATTTCATCAACGACTCGTTCACCTTCAACAGCTGCCACTGTTACCGAACTGCCGACGACCAGACCCGAATCGATCGTAACAAACTTCTTTGGGGGATTGTCATTCGTCGTACAAACCAAATAGCGAGGAACCTGTGTGATCGACCCGGTTTGAACAAATAGCAAATCGGTACTGGCCGAACTCGGACCAGGATAGGCCCAGGGGATTCCTTTCGCCTGATTGATGAGATTTCTGCTCTGCTGGCTGACGCCCCAAAGACTCTCGATGAAGTTGATGTCCGTACTATAATTCAGCACATCGATGATGCCACCGAACAGATTCGCCAGGAGTCGCCCAGGATTGGCCTGAGACGCATCGCTAATTTCCGGAAGAAATTCCGTCATGTACTTCGTGATTTCCTCGGTCAGAGAAAGGTAGTCTTTCCCCGTGTAACTAAGAGAGCGTCCGAGAGCCATGTTTTAGTCTCCGTTAGGTGATCGTCTAAAATTAAACAATCGACTTATCCTCTCTGAATCTGGAGGTTTACCGCAGCATTCTCGCCTGTTGCCCCTACCTGGAACTCCAAACGTACTACCGCCGTATGTTCAAGTTCGTTGACTTCCGCCTGAGTCCGAGCCGCAGCCGCCGCATCCGTATTAACCGTGATCGATTTGACCCGCACTCGTGGCTCCTGGTCCAACGTCTCGCGTCGCAAAGCTGTTTCCAGTTGGAGCGCAAAGATCGAATCTTTCTGACTCATCACAGAGCTCATAATCGACAAACCGTGGTTCGGCTGAAACAACCACTCCTTTTGTCGATCATCCAGTATCTGAAACAGGTCCGTTGCCAACGCATCGACATCTTCAACTTGTTCCAGGTCTCCGTTCGGAAGAAACGTCAGCGGTCCTTTGAATCCTCGTAGCCACATGAGTCTGAGCTTTCTCCTCGGCCCTCTTCTTTCGGGCCAATCGTTTACGACGCTTATCTCTCTTTTTCATGCCAACCCTGAGAAGAAGTTTTCAAACGGAGTCAATGACGGACCACCCGCCATAAGCACGACTCCACCAACAAACGCATCGAACTCGTTGAAAGGAGGTTCGTTCGTCGCATTCTGAAACTGATCGATCCAATCATCGACCCCGCTACTAGAGTGAATATAGAGGCTGTAAATTCCTGTAGCCCCTAAAATCACATTGAAGATCGTGACCAATCGTTCTGCTTCGATAATCAACTCGTCCAAGCGGGCCAGCTTCTGATCCAGCAAATCGATCAGGGCGATCATCGCATCTTTCGCATTTGACCCAGCCCTCAGTGCCTGAACAATGGGAAGCATGTAGTTGTCCATGATCCCAAAGATGAAGGGGAAGAGTTTATCCAGATTGATCGTGGTCCAATCCGGAGGATTGACGCCTGTTACCGTAGGAATGAAACTGACCACAAGATTTCCAGGATCGCTCGTAAACTTCAAACCGGAAAATGATCCTGCTTTGTAATCTATATCGGCTCCTACAGAAATCTGCCAGCCACTTCTCGGATCGAACAAACCATAGTTCTCATCAAGCGGAGTATCTGATGCGATCCGTTCAAATGGAATACCAAAGAAGTCTCGTAGAACGCCGGTTACACCTTCGATCTGGGATTGCTGTCTAATCGTAATGCTGTATTGCTTAATCTCCCGACCAAAGTTGAGAGAATAGCCAGTTGTATTGTCACCCTCCAATCGTTTGACAATTCGATTTCCTGAATGACTAAACGTGTTGAGAAAACCGTCTGTCAACTTGTTTCGCATCAGCTCCAGACCACGATTCAGCTCCGTATTGTTCGGCCAGAGGTCTGCGATCTGCACCAGGACATCCACATATTCTGCCATCGATGGAGCCCCAACTAGGAAAACGGTTCCAGCCACTTCTCCGGTAAACGTGGGCCTCTCATCATCCGTTTCATCGCTGAAGCTCTGAACGACCCGACTCTTGAAACGAGACATCGCGGAACCAGTTGGACCTCCTAGGTAACGACGAAAGAAGTATGCCTGAAACGCTTTCCGATTCCGCTCCTGGGCATAGGTATCGTCATTCGATCCGAATCCATCGTAACTCGGAACATTGAGCTCTTCCCAGATGCGAGCCGATTCCTTGAAATTCAGATTGAGCTTCGCAACGTCCTCCAGCCCCCGATCCAGGACGGGAAGATAGTAGATTCCCGATGCCCGAAAGTCATTCAAAAAATCCTCGATAATTTGAGCGAGCAGAGCTGGGAGATCGAGGACTGGAAGACTGGTCAAAAAGTTCTTTGCCAGATCAAGCGCGTCACGCACCGGGGACAAAACGCTGTTCGCCGCTGCCGCCGTCGTCGTCGCCTCATCGATCGCATCTTGGACATCGGCAGGGAACATACCCCCGAGAGCCCCGGTTTTCCATTCAGCCATTGCGCTCCGCCTCTCTCCAGCTCATCGCCTTCAGCAAGTTCCCGGCGACCCTAACTTTCCCTTCCATATGGGATTGTGCTTCTTTTAGAACCATTACAGATAAGCCCATGATCGACTGGAGCCGAACCAGGGGATTCGTGGCGTAGCACTGCTCCACCAAGGCGCGGACCTCGGGAGCCGCTGAATCGGGCAGATTAGGGGGTAGAGTCCTTGCTGAGCAGACCTTCTCAGACTGCCGGTCTGGTAGCCGCCCCCACCTGGGATCGTTCATTACAGAGGCTCTCATTTGATTTGCCTGTTTTTTGGGCACTTCCCCTCCTGATCTCTTGGCACTCACAGTCCCTGGCTCCCAGGTAGCCCCGCAGAAATGCCAGGGCTGGTTCCGGATGGATAGACTCTCCACAGGTGAAAATGTCGATTGCCGCATAATCTTGCTCGGGCCAAGTATGAATGGATAGGTGACTTTCCGCCACAAGGATCACTGCTGAGAAACCTTCAGGCTCGAAATTGTGTCCGCTGTAACCAACGATTGTTGCCCCGGCAAGTTCCGCTGCCTGTCTCATGGCGTCCAACCCATCCGTCTCACACCGTTTCAGATTTCGGCATCCATACATTTCGACGAGCCAGTGACGCCCCAAATGCTCCATCCTCGGACCTCCTATGTGAGCAGACCACCGGACAGCGGACCACCGCCGCTCGGGCATGTTCCAACAACAATCGTGTTAGTAAGCAAATATGGAATCAAGCCATTGGCAATTCCCTCGCTCACCGCATTTGCAAAAGCTTCTTGCTGCGCAGCGGAAAAAGTCGGATTATTCGCATCAGGAGGGAAATAGGTTCCCATCGCTGTCTGGACCGTTGCTTTAATTGCTGCGGCACATGCTGCTGGAACGAGAGGCATCGTTTTCTCCTATCCGGTAGGATTACCTTTGATCTTAGTACTGCGAGCCGGAGTCCATGTTGGAGGAGTAATCCCCAAAGTTGGAGGACTTGTTGGTACTCCGGGAGCCGCGCTCGTATGCACATGAGTTAGATACTGGGTGGTAAACCAATTTGTCCAGATCGAGACCCATTGGTTAAATGCGATCCAATAATCGGTCTGAGTCGGACCACTCAAATTGATGTCATCCGATTTGACCACAACCGTTGTTGCCTCAATCGTCGTGATCCCCGTTGCCTGTTCTAGACGAACATCGTTCGGACCCGTATTCAGGTGGATGTCACCACTCGCATCGACTTCAATCGTTGCCTTGGATTTTCCTGGAGGAGTAACCTCGATCTTCAGCGTTCCCGCATCTTCGACCAGGGAGACATTCCCCTGGGCCGTATGGAACAACAGATCGCCCAGCAGCGTTTCGACATCGAAATCGCCCTCAGCCGTTCGGAACTTCCAACTTCCCTTCGTAACCTGACGAACAAAGTCTCCCTCATTGATTCGAATGCGATGAGAGTTCAATAGATCGGTCAGACCCGTAGGAGGTAAAGATAATGCGGGACCGTACAACAGCAGATCATAGCCATAGTTCAACGGGGTCGGTGGAGTTCCCAGAAGCAAGGATGAAATCGTCGTATTCAGAGCCCCACCAACTGATCGTTGCAAATTACCGATGGCACTGAGCACATCATCGTTGCCAACCGTAACGATCCGGTTGCCGGTTACATTCAGGTCTTCATTGCCACCGACACTCGTCTGCTTATCGCCCTGGAGTGCTTCGGTCTTGCTGACCATCTCCACGGATTTGCCGCCACTTGAAATCTCACGAATCTGTTTCGCGTCCGCATCGAAAACCAGCGCATTCCCGGAATGATCCAATAATAGAATTGGTGTTGGCGACTCCGAATCGATGACGATCTTGTCACCGTTCGCACCCTCAATCCGTATGACCGGCTCTCCACCGTTGATCGACATCTCAATGGTTTGGAACTTGGTCCCTTCCCGGTTCCGATTCTGGAGACGTATCGTCTCGTTTCCCTCTTCCGCGTCAAGTGTAATCTCCTGATTCGCTAGATCAATCAAACGGATTCTGGCACGTCCAGGAACCATTGCCTTCGGATCGAGCTGGTCTCCTCGAAGCGCAGATCGAATGCCGCGCTGTTCCACATTGGCCGCATTCGGAGCTACCGCATCTTCTTCCTCACCAGGAGTTGATGCGACCGCACAGCTCATTTCAATGACTTGACCCGCCCTATCAATGATATGGAGGAACTCTTCCCCGTCTTTGTCTTCGACCAGGATGGTGTGGCCTTTCGGTGATTTGAAGATGACCGTTTTCGTCGGGATCGTGTCATCAAAGGTTTCTTCTTCGTCACCTTTGAAGTAGACATCTTTTGGGGTTTCGATTTGCTTTTCGCTGGGAATCCAGGTGGCATTGGAATCGATCTCCTCATCGGGGTCCGTCGTTCGGCGTCCAGAAACAGTTCTCATCTCCTGAGCGAACTCTGGTCTGGCTCGATATGCTCCCATGACAATGGGGCAATCGATCTGACCCTTTTCAAATTCGATGTAGACACCGGAGCCGACAATCATAGAGCCGGGGGAGAACGAACCGCTATCATATCCGCCGCACCACATCTCATTGACTTCGGCCCAGGGCAAAACTTCACGGCTAGTCCGAGTCTCATCCCCATGAATATCGTGAATACGAACCTGAACCCGACCCAGCTTCAACGGGTCGTTCGTCGATTCAATAATGCCACGATACAAACCGTAGCGAACAGACGTGTATTGATCGATAATTTCCTGATTCGTACCCATCAGAAACCTTCCAGGTCTACGAATGTGACTCCACCAGGAATCTGTTGGATACCTGTGGCATTCGCATTCCTTTTCAGCTCGCAAGTAACCGTATAGTCCGATGTCATCTCATGTCGTATCTTATTGATCCACCAGACTCCGGACGACCAATGGACCTGATTCGTCTTCGGAATCAAAATGAGCACACGGACCAAATCATTGGCTCGTAGATCAACTGTACGTTCCGATCCGTTAAGCGTTAGCGTGGCAGTTCGTAAAACATTGAAGAGCTGTCGCCAGCGGCAGAACGCTTCTCTCTGCAATTCTTCAAGAGTGTTCCGCGTCAAGGATAGACGAGCTGCATATGGAATCGACTCGGGTCCGCTAACATCATTTGTTTTGGCTTCCCCATAAAGCAAATCGTAGAGCCACGTATTCGGATTGATAACATAGCTGTTGGCTCCAAAGATGCGCTCTCGTAGTTCCGTGCCGATTCCCTGGATACTCTGATTTGTCGCATCCTTACCCAATGAAACAGCTGCCGCCCCCTTGGCAAGATACTTACCCGTCTTCTTTTCCAATGCGGCGGAAGTCGGATTGACGGCGATCGTAACTTGTCGTTTCTGAATCGCGTCCCAACCCACACATTTCAAACCGTGTGCCGCAAAGTTGCCCAGAGAAGTCGCTGAGAAATCGGGTCGAAACTCGATGACATCCGAATCCGCTTTTCCAGCCAACCACGTAAACGTGGGAATTTCCTGTTTTTCCTCCAGACGTTTCTCGAATAAGAACTCAGGAGTTCCGAAGCTGAGTACGTCTCCCTTTTTGATGAAGCCTACTTTGAAACCCGTATTTCCCTGTTTGTCCTCGGCGGATGGAACGATGTCCTCGTTCAGAAAATTTATCACTTTACCGAACGGCTCCACACTTCCCGTATAGTTCTGCCCTTCTCGTGTCTCCTGAATCCAATCGGTTTGTGTATCGGCCCCCAAAATTTTTTGAGCACACGTCTTCACCACTTCGTGATACGGCACATTATCGAAGTTCAAAGGCTCGGAAAATTCGACGTTGAACTGCGCCCCAAAAGCATAACCTCTGAGTCGCGCATCGACTCCCGCTCCGAATGTAGGAAGATAGTACGAGGGACAGACACGCAGACGTTCTGAGCTATAGAGTTTTCCGTCAATCGTATAACCAAAGCTAGCGACGATCTCACTGAGATTTCCGCTCTGTGGGGCTCGAAGAATCGCATCTTCGATCCGCGTAAATTCTTTGTCATGCAACAAGACTTCGACAGAGTATGCGCCCTCCTGCAAATCCTCGAAGATCAGCTCCTGGATATATTCGGGAGGAGTGTCTGAAAAGTCCTCGCCGTTGATTGTCAGATGAATGGTCGGAAAATTAGTCTGAGGCATCAGCTGGTCAACCTCGTAAAGACACGAGTAGCTGAGGGAGTACGAACCATTAAGCCGGGAATAATCTCCAAAAAGGGATCAATCATACGTTCCTGCATCGCAATAATCCACCAGATCAAATCCGTGCTGCTATAGATCGAGGAGCATAACAAATCCGGTCTGCGCTCTTCCAAGGCAGTAATCTGGTAGACACGATCCGTTGACTCCTCATCAAATTCTACGGGATACCAGGATTCGATCGTTTGGTCCCCATTGTATTCCAATACCTCGAAATCTTTGTATCGGCTCAAAGCGTTGAGTCGAAACAAGCGGTTTCCCGTATCATTGAACCGCAATGCGGGAAACTGATAGTTGTGCGGAAGCGTTCTCACAGCACGACCCTCACATCGCTATAACCCTTTGGAACCCCGATGCGTTCGAAAACGAAATTGGCTTCGATTCGACCCGGAAGATGATTTCGGTCAAACGGCGGTTTCAACGTCGATGAGAACTCCGTGATAATTCCTTCCTCATCATATAAGTCCCCCAGACGCAGTCGAACCATATGCGGTCCCTGGATATAGTCTCCTGCCAGATAATCGGGAAAGAGGAGGGACTTGAAAAAGGCCCATTGATTAACCGCATCCGCGTAGACGCCCCCATCGCTTTGAAACATGGACGCTACAAAGAAAATGTTCATCGCTATCGTATCCGGACCATTGTTCGAATAGTGCTGGTGCGGCTCAGAACGTCCACGGACAAATTTCTTCTCGTAGTTTACCGTCACCGTGTTCTGGATTTCCTTGTAATAGAAAAACTCCAGAACTTCGGCTGTAATCGTATCGATAATCAGGCCATGCGGATTGTTGATGTAGTCAGCCATCGTTATTGTCCCATTCCGGCTAGTACGGCGCGTTCATTCTCGGTCAATCCTGGCATCGAAGATGATCCCCCCGCTGCTCGTCCCCGTGTCGGCTCAGACAGTTTCTTCAAAATCCGCTCTCTACGCTCCTGAAGCTCATTTGACTTTTTCGTCAGGGTTACAAGCTCATCGAGCAGATCATTAGTTTTCTTCGGGGAGAGCTCGGATAGATCAGCATCGATACTGATCTCATTGATCGGTTTCGGAGATGGCATACCGCGCTGCGGAGTAGCCACTGATTCAACAACCGGTTTCTCCATCAGCACTGGAGTCTTATCCGGAACCTGGAGATTGAGATTCTTTGGTTGCAGCTCCGGTTCGCCCAGGGGAGCCGGAGTAGCGCCAACCGTCTTTGGAGCTCTGCCTGCCGGACCCGTAACTGTCTCCTCCCCAAATACAATATCGATTGCCTTGCCGAAGAAATCAGTTAGCTTATCGCTAAAGTCCATAATTTTTCGAACAAAGGGCTGACGCATAATCCAACGTTCGATCTTGTCGAAGAAACCTTTGATAGCGGTCCAAACCGTATCAAGAGCTTTTTCAATCTGAGGTTTGAAGTTATCCATGATAAAAAGGATTGGTCCCGTAATCGGATTATACTTCAAAATCCATTGTCCCCACTCCATAAGAGTTGATTTAATTGTCGGCCAAGCATCTTTCAGAGATTTTACAATGCTGTCTTTCCACAAAGAAAACTCATTGGAAATATATTGCATCGAATCGGCCCACAGAATCTTAAAGCCTTCCCATATGTCCGTAACATACTGAATCGCTTCCGGGAATGTCTCGTTAAACAAAGCAACAAGTTTGTCCCACTTCCTGACCCAGCTCTCCGGAGCCCATTCTCGGAGCTTCGCTGTAATTTCGTCCCAGTAGACCCCGACTAAGACAAGACCGGCAATAATTCCTAGAGGCCCAGTCAATATCCCCACAACTGCTTCAAATCCTGTAACGAGATAGCCAGCAACAACGGTTAGCTTGCTGACCAACCCAGCCACCATTGGAATCCTCAATAGAAGCGGACCTAACCACTTTCCAAGTTTGACAATCCAACCTCCGACAGTAGAAATGATTCCGACTAGACCAGCAATTTTCTCGCTGAAACCGAAAATGAAAAGTCCAGCCGTGGCCCAAATCACGTAGCTTTTTTGAACATCATCGCTCAAACCATTCCACCAAGATCGCAGACTATCAACTTTCTTTATCAACCATTCCATAGCTGGAATCATGTACTCATTAAGAATCTTGACTACACGCATTCCCTGTTCTTCCCACAGAGCTGCGAGCGCATCCTGTGTCTGCTCCCAGGCGCGGGTCAAACGATTCTGACGAGCCAAAGCTGCGTCCTGTGTGATCTGATTCTGCTTAATCTCGCTCCGTTGCCGCTGAATCAGCTCGTTCATATTTCCGACATTGAAATCGACCAGCTTTGCCGCGTCACGGAAGCTTAGGCCCAGAGCCTCGTTGTTCTGAACCATCGAGTCCAAGACAAGAGTGCTTTCCTTACCGACTCGTTGAACACCTTGGATAAAACTGGTCATGATACCTTGGACATCACCTGACCGAAACATATCCTGAATCGACTCAACGCCTTTCTCCGACATAATGCCCAATGCGCTCGTAACCGGACCGACTATGCCTTTCGATACTTCATCGCCTAGTTGCGTGAAGATATTAGCGATCTTCTCCGGTTTGATAATTCCACCCAGTGCTCCAGCAATGGCTTGAAGATCGGTTGTCACCTCGACCTGGGAACGATTCATATTCTTTCCGGCGACCAAAAACATATCTTCCAATGAACTGGTAAAATTCAAGACTTCATCCGCGCTGAGCATGGACTGATCCGCAATGAACTTGATTCCGTTTCCAATGTTTCGGAGCTTGGAGACATCGGCAATCGCCCCGACCCCGATGATCCGCTTGTAGAGACCGCTGATCGCCTCGGCGCTTAGACCCGTGGCTTGAGCCGTTTCCAGTGTGGCTTGTGTATAGTCCCGAAGAATCTGCTCTCCCTGAGCCACGCTCCGATTAAGAAAGGAAACTTGAGTCCCCGACTTTACGATCTTTGCCAGCTCATCCACGCTGACACCCATTTCGACGGCTCCGCGACGCAGATCGTTAATGACTCTCCCAACCGCTCTGCTCTGCTGGATTGTCATGAAGAGCTGATCGTTCATATCTTTGATACGAAGCGCAGCATGGAGTCCGGTTCTAACCAGGGATTGCAAGATGTATCCGATCGAGAGCTTCCGCATAATCGAATAGACCTTGCTCCAGGAAACTCCCAAATCTTCCAGGCCAATCGCATTTTCACGAAGACCGGCTGCCATCGTTCCTAAGCGGCCACCGGTCAACATCGCTAGCAGGCCAAGTTCCTTCGTTCCTTTCTTTCCCTTCGCGGTTTCCGCATTCGTCTTCTGCTGGACGCCAAAGAACTTCCTGAGACCGCTAGTTGTTTTCTTCAGCCAGCTCTGGCGTACATTTTCCGACTTCGCTGCCTGATCATTGGTTTTCGTCCCCTGGTTCACACTCTCATTGTACTGCTCTTGAGCCGCTGCTGCTTGCCCCGTAGCTTTGCCAGCTGCTTCAAATGCACTGGCAATATCCATAGCTGGTTGCTTAGCGAGTTCTGCCTCAGTATAAAACGTGATGTCCTGTGGGGCAGGAGTTTCCGGAGCTTGGAATCCACCCATCGAAGGAGTCGGAATTTGAAATGCGCGACGTAGACTCTCGGCAAAGCCCTCGGTTCGCTCAATCGATTTTATCATGTACGAGTCGAACGTCTTGAAGACTTTACCCAGGCTGACAATGGAATCCTCGATTGAACGCACAAAGGCATCGATCGAAGATGTGATCTTCGTCAATGCCGCCGACGTTTGATCGTCGATCTTTACGATCCAAACCAGTTCGTTCATCGTCGTTTGCTCATTGCCTTTGCTTCGGCTTCCAGTTTCTTCACGAGTTCGCGGTAATAATAGCGATATTCGGGAACCAGAAACCGATCAAATTCATACGGCGGTATGCCACCGTAGAGCCACATGGTGACTCGGACCTGTTGTATATCGCCAATGGGGAGCAGCCATCCCCCGAACAGACCCATGATGTCACGGCTGCTTGGGTCGAAAAAACTCTTCCAAATCGAAGTTCATCGTCACTTCATTCGCCCATCCACATTCGGGGCAGTCACGATCAAAGGTGAAATCATATCCGATCTGGTGAATCTCCATATCTGTTCTCAGAGCCAGGGAGTCACGAGCCTTCAATCCCGACACAAAATTCTGAGCATCGATAAAGGAGCAGGGCTCACCATCGATCTTCGTGATAGCCGACGCCATTCGGAA